ACAGGTCTATCTACTTGGGGGCTATAGTAGTACTTGGGTCGATACTGTTTATACTGCCCCCATTAATTCAGATGGCACTATAGGAAATTGGACTTCGAGTACGGGTTTGCCTGGAGTAATGGCTTATCCTACTGCGGTAGTTACTAATTCGAGGGTTTATTTGTTGGGTGGAGCTGGAGATGCTTGGGCATCTATTGATACTGTTTATACAGCACCCATTAATTCAGATGGGACTTTAGGGACCTGGACTACTAGCACAAGTCTTCCAGGAGTTTTAAATAATTCTTCCGCCGTAGTTACTACCTCAAGAGTTTACTTATTGGGGGGTAGCACAAGTACTTCTGTTTCTACCGTGTATACAGCCCAAATTAATTTAGATGGGTCCCTTGGTCCTTGGACTACAGGCACAAGTCTTCCTGGAGTTTTACATAGCTCTTCCGCCGTAGTTACTAACTCCAGGGTTTATTTACTTGGTGGTTATAATGGCTCTTCTTCTGTCTCTACTGTATATACTGCACCCTTCTTAGGGGGCTCTAATGACTACTCTACAGCTTCATATACAACTTTAGTTCCTTCTGATGACCCGCACTGGGATAATGTTGTTCTTGCTTTGCCTTTTGATGGAACAGACGGAAGTACCACGATTACTGATATATCAGCAACTCCGAAAACTGTTACAGCAGTTGGGAATGCCCATATAGAAAATACCCAAAGTAAGTTTGGAGTAACATCCTGTTATTTTGATGGTAATGGAGATTATTTAAGTATTCCGTATTCTAGCGATATTGATATGGGTAGTGGAGATTTTACTGTTGAATGTTGGTTTAGACCAACGAATGACCCAGATGCAAACGGTAACGGTATAGTGATTTGTGGTACATCTATTGGTAATAGGCCCTGGGGAGTATATCAAGGGACTGCAACTAGAATCGTTGGGTGGTTCCAGAATACTTCTGGAACATATACGACTGGAGCCTCAAATACTACAGGAAGTATGGCTAATAAATGGTCACACGTTGCACTGGCTAGAAGTGGAGATAATCTCCTTATTTTTGTTGATGGGGTTCTTGGAGATACAATTGCTATATCTGGAGCAGCACAATCTTTTACTAATTTAAGAATAGGACGTTTTGACTGGAATCCTGCTGGAGATATGCTTGGATACATAGACGACCTAAGAATCACAAAAGGAGTAGCCAGATATACAGCAGATTTTACCCCACCAACAAAATCATTTCAATATAATGATTTAGTTACACCAAAAAAACTGGCAATAGAGGACGTAGCAAGTGGAGAACAACTCTTTGTTGAAATTGAACGTTGGGATTCAATAGAAAGAAGCGCTCAGTTATGGACAAAAGTACCTATAGTCTCTAGTACGGATAACACAGTTCTAAAATTGTATTATGATTCAACACATGTAGATAATAATCAAAATGAAGATCCTTATTGGAGCAATGTAGTATTGGCCTTACCCTTTGATGGTGCTGATGGGTCAACAACAATTACTGATATTTCCCCCACTCCGAAATCCATTACAGGATACGGGAACACTCATATTGAATCAGACCAAAGTGTTTTTGGAGGAACGTCTGGGTATTTTGATGGAAGTGGGGATTATTTAACTATAGGATCTGCATCAGACACTGCTACACAATTAGGCACCTCAGATTTTACTATTGAATTTTGGTGCTTAGTTAAATTCGGAACTCCTAATTACATGGAGGTGCTATCTAAAGGTTCGGCTGGGCATCTAAACGTAGACGACTTTGAAATATTCATAAGAAAATCTGGGGGAACTGGTTGCTTCAGGTTTGCAGGCACTACTGCTAACGACTTAAACTTTCCAGGAAATGATGGGTCACAGTGGAGGCACTACGCTGTAAGTAGACAAGGAACTACCTGGAGGTCATTTTATGATGGTATTCTACAAACAGAGAGAACAGGTTTAAGTGTAAATATTAATGATACTAATTATCCATTAATGGTTGGGTTTAGAGGAGCAGGTACTTCTGATAACTATTATTATGGATATATTGATGATCTAATAATAACTAAAGGAACTGGCCGATATACTGAAAACTTTACTCCTCCAACAAGATCAATTTCTGAGATAGTAAGCGGACACGTAGATGATATAGGAAGCTACCCCTCTAAAAGAGTATGGGAAAACAATTATGAAGCAGTATACCATTTAAGCCAAGATCCAAGTACTACAGTTAAAGATTCTACCTTTAATGGTAGGAATTTAACCTCTTATGGTAGTATGACAACTTATTTAAGTCAAATAGACGGTGTTATAGGAAAGGCTCTTAAATTAGATGGTGTAGATGATTATCTGCAATCCACTAATAGTAATTTATCAACATTACAAACCGAGTTTACTTTAGAGTGTGTAGGGGTTATTTCTTCAGCTACAGCATGGACAAATCTTTGTGAAATTGGTAATCGTACCGTTGGTTCCATATATTTAGCTGAGTATGATACATCGGGATATTTGAACTCAGGTTTAGGCAGTGATGACCTACAGTCAAACGTAGTTATTGACCCTTCTAATTTTAAATCTTATGGCTTAGTACTGTCTTCGGGGGCGGTAAGAAGTGTCGGTAATGGTATAATAGACTCCGTATCTAATATGGTAACGGTTGAAGACCTTTCTTCTGCACCAGTATCTATACAATATTTAGGATACTACTCTGCTAATAGTATTCAGTCTATCAAAATTTCAAAAATAGCAAGATCAGCTACGTGGCTTGAAGCAAGTTATAATAGTGATTTTGACCAATTACTTAATATAAATAGATACGAGATTACTGTAATGAACCCCTATCCTATAGGATATAGTAAAGTTTATGGGTTTAATCAAGCACTTCAACTTATGGTTACTGTTAGTGGTTTAGAAGGTACTAACTACTATGATACAACATTTTATAATGTAGACGATGTTGCTATTTTTCCAACAATTTCCGGTACACCAGTAGGCACAGAAGTATCTACTTCTTTAGCTACTTATAGTGGCGTAGACTATTTTTGGTATGCTGATGTTAGTCTTAATGACCTTGGGTTATCCTATACTACACCTTTATATTCATTTTATGTTAGATATTTATGTTCTGGAATAGTAAATGACCCCGTTAATACTGCTTCAGGTGTAGTTCTTAATTTACATAGAAGGTCTACAGGTGAATTAGCAGGAACAACTATAGCAGGAACAGGAGGCACATTTAGTATAGATACCATGTTTAATGAGGAACATTACATAGCCGCTCTTCACCCTAGAGCAGATTTTAATGCCCAAATATTTGATAAAATAGAACCTTAATATGGCAAATTATATTCCACCTAATATAGATAATATTGCGTTCACTTTTGGTAGTGGTGGATATACTGCGCCTGCATTTGACGAGGTTAATATTAACTTCTCGTTGAGACCTAAAAGTTCTAGCACTACAAATTTACAGGCTTCTATCGAAGTTATGAAGTTATATCAGGACTCTACGTATACTTATGTAAAAGAGTGTAAAACGATTATTGTAGGCTATTCCGCCTCTGGTATTCAGACCCTTAAACTTCCTTGTTTGTATGGTGGAATCAGAGATTTAGGAGCATTTTTAACTACCCAGCCTCCATACGCTGATTTATCCGCAGACTTATTTGCTATATTTGCTTTTTTAGACTTGGGCACTTTTCAGAGAGCCGCCACAGCCGGGCAATCCGATTTAATTCCTTTTATACGTCCTACACAAAACACTAGTATAAGTTTCAGCTCTTTTGTTAGACAATCTCTGAGACAAAATATAGATCTTAGCGGCTATATGAAGTTTGTTAAGGGAAGTAAAATACCTATAGATTTGGGAGCTTACCTACAAGATATTCAACCAGTAGATATAGGTGGTTATGTAAATATTATAGAAATTAGGAATCTTGCTTCTACTATAGAAGGTGTATATTGGAAGGGTAGTGCAGAGTTGGGGGCTTCTTTCCATAGAATATTAGCTAGGTCTAATAATATTATCGCTGCATCTTTATTTGGTTGGGCTACGTTTGACTTAAGCGCTCGTATCACTTCTTTTTCTACTTTGGATTTATTTGGTACACTTAATGCAGGATTCTTTGCTATACATAAAGATTTAACTTCTCTTATAAAATGTATACTCCCCGTAGATTTAGGCGCGTCTTTACATGGATATGCTGCGTACAATTTAAGTGCCTTTTTAATACAAGGTTATCAGCCTAATGACCTCCAAGCTATTATAGGTGCTTCTACACCAGTAGATATCCAGGCCAAAATAAACGCAGTATTTGGTACAGCTATTCCTTTTGACCTTCCTGGATATATACACGGTGTGTATAAACAAGACTTATTAGCTTATATAGGGGTTAATGCGGCAAAAAACTTAAAAGCATACATTGACGCTGTAGGTAAATATCTAGATTTAGAGGCTAGAATTGTCCCTAGAACAATTAATATTAAAAGAATGATCCTAGTACCTTTGTTTGAACATAAAGACTTGCGGGCTACCATACAATATAGCTGTAAAAGTTCTAGTTATAGAGACCTTTACAGCAGTATTTATGCTATGAGAAAATTAGACTTAAAAGCTTATATCATAGGTTGGCACAGTGGACAGGCAGATAATGTTAAAGACTTGGCAGCTTATATAAATTTTGGGAGTTATTTTGTACAAAACTCAATATCAATACAAGGAGAAGTAGGACATAAGATTTCAAATACTCACTCTATTTCAGGGGACGTAAAAGACCCTTATAAGACCTTTAATTTCTACAGTGTAACCGAAGGTTTTTCTACTCATTTTCTTGCAGCCTATATAACGGGAGTACGAAACTCTTCTAATTTAAAGTCTTACATTACTGCTAAACCTATAGCTAACTTTACTACAATTCCTGAGTGGATAGACCCTAAAACTAATATTGTAACATTAAATATAAAACGTTTTGAGGAAAGATGGACTAGGTTTGTTGAACTTATGTTTTTTACTAATTCCCAGGAGGATTATCATTATTTTTATGTGTCTGGTGAAAACAAAGTGTATAAAGTTGACAAAAATAGAACTTGGCGGATAGAAGTTACCGGATATCAAGAAGACACGGATACTATTTACACAAGAAATAAAGTTAACGTAAAGTATGTATTTAATATGAAGAATTATGCTACCGTAGACGCCGCTATACGAGACCTTATAGATAGGGTAACTTTGTACAGATCCTTAGATTTAGGAGCCACCATAATTCCTTATGACTTAGACTACCGTAATCTAGCTGCCTACGTGTTGGTTAAAGGTAAAAAAACTTGGTCTAGGTCTTTATTAGGCGCGATAAAATGTCTTGCGCAGGCCGAGGACTCTTTATCTGGTAGTATACAACCTCTTATGTATAAAGATACAAATAATCTAACTGCAAATATAGTAGGCAGATCTTATGAGCCTCCAGCCCCAGAAAATGTCAAGTTAATATTTGAAGATCCAGGATATGTTGCTCCAGCACCGTATAGTAATCTGGACTGGACTTACAGACAAGCAGAGAAATTTTGGATATATGATGAGGAGTAATAAATGAGTTTACTGTTTTTTGATAGTTTTAAAAACTATGATTTTATACCGCTAAAATGGGAAGAAGACACCAGGTATAGCTTATTCTCTATAGAGCCTGGAGTTGGTAGGAAGAATGGCGCGGCTTTAACTATGACTAGTGCTTTTACTGATAGGAACTATGACCATATAGGTAAATATCTAAACGCTAACTATGAAGAACTTATAGTAGGATTTGCCCTTAAAAAAGTTAAGTTAGATGCTGGACACGTAAAGCTTATATTCTTAGATGGAGATAATGAGCAAAGCTCTTTAAGACTTTTTGACCACAACTTCTCATGGTATAAAGCAGGCTCTACAAGCAATTATGGTTTGGGGCATAGTCTACAATTCAACGATTGGAATTATGTGGAGATAAAAGTTAAAACCCATACAGTATCAGGTACTTTAGACGTTAGAATAAACGAGCACTTAGCTATTTCTCTCACTAATATTGATACTGCTGGCTATGGTACTAATTATGTAAATAAGATAAGACTTAGTTGTCAACAAGCCTTAGCTACCTATGAACCTTATGCTTATATTGAAGACTTATATATAGCAGACACTTCTGGTGACGTTAATAATGATTTTTTAGGTAATTGTGAAGTTTCTTTAGTATATCCAATAAGTCAGGGTACACACTCTGAGTTTAGTCTTCCGCCTACAACTTCCGGGGTAGAAAATTATACCTTAATAGATGAACATAAACATATACAAGATGATATAACCACATTTAGTGATAATTTTTTTGTATATAGTGCTGCTGATGATGGTAGTGATTGGGAACAGGGTGGCTCCAACTACTTTAGTAATACCAGCTCTTATTTGCCAGGAGGTAACTACTATATAAATTCTTCATCGTCATTCACACCAACCTATTGGTGGTATAGATTCTCAAGTGTAAGTATACCAAGAAATGCTAAAATAATTAGTGCTTATATGTATGCAACAGTTCATTCAACAAGTGAACTAAATTATCCTAATGACAACGAACAAAGAATTACAGCCATTAAATCAGGTACACCCGAAGGGGCCATCGTTCCCACAGCTCTATGGCAAGTGCATAACATGACTAATTTTTGTGCTGCCAAGGTATATAGCACTATAGGGGTACTCTTAAATGATGACACCGATACAGGTCTAAATATTGGTTCTATTATACAAGAACTTGTAGATAGGCACGACTGGCAAGAAGAGGATAATAAAATTACATTAATAGTTAAACATAGATACACTAATAGAGAGGAAAACTGGATATATTTAAAATATAGAGGATATAGCTATTATAATGACCCTTTTCATGCGGAAGCTCCCAGACTAAGAGTTAACTGGCAAATGCCTTCTGGAGATAGGGGAGAATATATATACTCAGAACAGTTGGGAGAAAAAGACACCTATAATATGAGTGCTTTACCTGATGTAGGTGATATTTTTGCGATAAGTCATAGTATTTTTGCTAAAAGACAGTTAGACTACGCAAACCCCAACGATATGTCCTTTAGATCCTTAATTGTTGTCGGAGACACTACCTATTCCGGTATAAAAGCTTTACCTGAGGACGTAGCTTATAGAGGTTGTTATTTAATAGATGAAAAAAATCCTGCCACAGGGGCTGCTTGGACCAATACTGATTTAGTTGGGGCAGAGTTTGGCTTTATAACTACCACTTCTGGATAATATATGAAGACTAATAAGGTTAGCTTATACAATCTAGAAATAATTGTAGATAGCTATAATCCACCTGCTGTACGTAATAAGCTACAGTCTTATAGTCTTGAGATTATCAGTGATATTTATAAAGCTCCAGCAGAAAAACCTCTTTTAATAGGTACATACAATTTAGAAGTTTTACATAAGTTTACGACCCCTTCAGGAATAGTAGATACTACTATACCTCCTTACTATTTTACAGGACAAATCTTAGACGATTTTGGTCCAGTTATTCGAGAGGTGATATCTTATAATAGAACTACATATAATCATATGGACACCTCATTTTCTGAAAGCAGTGGTTCATTTTTCTTAGACAGCACTACAAGTGGTACTTGTTTTCTAGTTTGCTTAGATGACTCTGGAGGTATTAGTTATAACCATTTAATAGCCGCTTTAGTCATGCCTGCCGTTTTTGATGACTATGGTTTTTCAGAATTAAATCCTGGAAAGTCAGCAAAAGATATAAAAGACTATAACCCAGCAGCTACCTTTAATGGGGTTTATTGGATTCAACCAGATAGTTATACAAACCCTATTCAAGTATACTGTGATATGACTACACAAGGGGGCGGTTGGACAATGTGTGCTAGATGGGATAGAGATTTTTCTGGAGACTGGGAAGTATGCTTACCAATAAATGCTATGCGTGAAAATATAAATATTGCTGATATGTTACTTATTAATACAGAAGGAAATAGTCAGGCCTCTACAATAGATATTAGGAGTATCATTTCAGAAGGAGCCAGTATGTTTATGCATACCAGCATGGGCATAGACGATGGGACTTGGAAATACCTATACTTCTCTGACATATATGAAGTGGTCAGAGCTAACCCAGAAAATATATTTAATACTTCTTTTGATACTAATGATCCAGAGTCTGTCGTGGGGGTTTTAGTAAATAAATCCTACCAAGAGGGTACTATATGGTACGAATATGACATGTCTACCCTAACTTCTTACTCATTGAGTAATAATTACTATAATTATTGTTTATCGGGTGGAGAAGGTGACGGCCATTGGTCTATAGGGAGCACTTTAGGTGCGTTTTATACCTCGCATCCATCCTCCAGTACAAGCACAAATAACGATTACGTGTCGTGGGCGTTCCATGGAAAAAACGGGTCTGTGCCTGCATATACTAACACATATCCTCCAAGAGTAGGTACAGCAAGAGGTACAGCTTCTTCCGCCATGCCTTCGTGTAGATTTAATTTTATGTTTATAAGGTAAATATTATGGGACTAACATCATGGGACGTAACTAAAAGGATACAGTTTTATATTCCACCTACAACAGTTTCGGGAGCATCCGTAGTACCTTTTGTGTTTAAGTTAGCAAATGATACAGGTATTACAAATGCGGATATAACTTTTATTTTTGATTCTTTAGGTGGTACGAGTAGTGTAGCTAATAGGAAAAAAATAATTTTTTCTCAGGTTGTAAACGGTGTAGAAAACCCTTTATTTTGTGAGTTAGACTCCTGGGACGCTGTAGCTGAAGAAGCCTTCTTTTGGGTTAAACCTATAAAACTATCTTCTACTTATTCTAATATATTCTATATGTATTTTGACTCCTCTCACGATGATAATATAGAGTATTTATCTGAAACTAATGAAGTTGGCTTAAGCCTATTTAGAAATACAGGAGTAGAAGGCACCTATGATACTTCACATATACTTAGTGGATGCGTAATAAAAGTTGGTGACAAGTATCAAATGTGGCCTTGTGGACATAATGGGTCTAAGTGGGGGTTATTATACTGTGAGTCTACCGACTTAGTAACTTGGACAAACCATAGACTGGCTTTTGGCTGGGACCATACTTACGATACCCAAAATCACCACCCAGGAACAGTTCTATATGAGGATGGTTTGTACAAAATGTGGTATTCTGGGTCTGATGGTACCACTTGGAGAATTATGTATTGTGAATCTACTGATGGTATATCTTGGACTAACCACCAACTTGTGGTGTCTACAGGTAAGACCTACTATTCTGATAAATACACTATAAAAAGTGCGGTACTTAAACAAGGTAATACTTATAAAATGTGGTACGGAGGATACAAAAATTCCCCTTATGAGGGCTATATTATTTATTGTGACTCAACCGATGGTATAAATTGGGAAGGCCACCAGATGGTAATACATAATAACGATATACCAGAAATAGGTTATACAGAAATCAGAACAAGTACGGTAACATATGAAGAGGGTAAGTATAAATTACTGTTTGAGATTTATAATTCTTCCTTAACCAGATGGTTGGGTTATTATGCAGACTCTATAGATGGTATCCATTGGGAAAATTATAGTCGGTGGATTAACATTAATACACTTGGAGTCTATGACACGGTAAGTGCTGGTATATTTCCTTATTTCATAGTAAAAGACGGATTTTACCACTTCTTCTACGGTGTATCTAATGGTACTTGGAGAATAGCTACGGCAAAAAGTGTATCTCTTAAAGCGGCTAGAACAGCCAGCCAGGAAGTCTGGGATGGGTTTCTATCAGTACATCATTTTAACTCCTCTTATGGTTATGTAGACTCTACAGCAAATAGACTAAATATAGTAAGTACTAATAATACAACACCTGTAACAAGTAATTTAGGTAGTTCTGCTATAGAATTAACTAGTTCTTCTAGTTATATTAATTTTGGAGGTTCTCGCTATTATGATAACATAACTACAGACATGATGTTTTTTGCTAAATTCGATTCAGGTAGGCGAATTATAGATAAAGGAGAACCCTATTATAAATGTATCCAGATGTACTACACAGAAGACGAAATAATGTGGCAGGAGTCTGTAGATGATACTTTTGAAGGTAACGATGGTGACTTAGCAAATGAAAAGTTATGGACTATATCAGGTGTTTTTTCTATATATGACAATAAACTTAGAGCTGTAGATACACCTTCTAGTGTATATAGTATATATTATTTTAAAGGTGATTTTGACATACAGGTAGAGTTTAGTCTAGATAGTATGCCAAGTATAGAGTCTTGGAGTATAGGTATACTGATGAGGCTTCCTAATAATGGACTTACGCAATTATCTTATAGATACTCTGGGGGGGGATATAAATATAACTACGACACTTATAATGGTAGTAGTTGGACTGGAAGAGGTTCTTATAGTACAACAATAACGGAAGGTAAGCTTCGTATGGTAAGGTCTGGAGACTCCTTTATAGCATATAGATGGAACGGCACAGGGTGGTCACAGTTGGGATCTTACACTTTCTCTACTAGTGATACTATACCTTTTTATTTAACCAAAGGTGGGTGGAATAATAATCCTAATTTTACAGCTTCCTTTTTTAATTTCAAGGTAAATTCTGGGGAGGTAGTTTGGCCAGATAATAGTAGAACTACTAATAGTATAAATTTGGAAATGGTTGATTCTTCTAACCAGCACATCCTTACTATACCAAATAAGCACCTAGATACCTCTTGGTCTTATTACTCAGTTTACAAAGGGTATGATGTTGGTGCAAATAGTGCTTTAAAAGTAAATGAGGATATAACTATATATGCAGAAATTAATGACTTAGTAAACACTAGTCAGGATCTACTTTTAGGGTCTTCTAGTGATAGTGTTTTGGGTACAGTAGCTGAAGTATGGTTTAGTAATAGTGAATTTTCTAGAGATACTTTAACTTTTATTGACAAGATGCAAAGAGACAACATACTCATAGTATCAGATTGCTATGTGCAAGGGTACGCTACCGCTTACGGTAAGGCGCAGGCTACCAAAGTACTAGCCTATGATAAAGAGACTAAGCTGCTTGTGGGTTATGCAGATACAGACCCTGAAACTGGTTATTACTATATAGAGGTGCCTTCACAAAATGAGTGTTATCTTATAGGGCTAGATGGTGGGTTGTACAACCACTTTATACTAGGTAAAATATTTCCATATAAGGTGTAAAAAAGCTTGACATTTGAATTCTATTGTTGTATAATATTCCTCATACAGTAGTTATAAAAACTTAAATATGAGGAGTTATTATGGAATTTGTAGTGAATTTAGAAGATATACAGAGAGCGATGAAGTTATTAAACTCTGTAGCCAGGCAAAACACAGACGATGTGATAGGCCAAGTAGTTTTAGATGTAAGGAACACTGGGGAATTAATACTACTTTGTAATAACGGTTCTTTGGCTTTAACCCATTTAATAACAAATTGTAAAGTACAGGACCCAGGAGTTACTTGTGTGTCTTTTGGTAAATTAAGTTCTTTTTTAAACTCTTTTTCTAGCTGGGAAGATGATTCTGGTGTAAAAGGTGTAAAGTTTAAAGCATTGAAAAATGATTTATCTTTGTCTTTAGATAACCATTTTATTGGCAATAAAAAGACCACACATAAGCTAAAACTTAAATTATACCCTTCTCAAAAGGTAGCCGTACCTACTCCTTTTGAGGAAACAACCCTAGAGATTAATTCAGCTACATTACGTTTAGCCATATCTAAAGTAATTTATGCGATTAATCCAGCCTCTGTTCGCACTTTTCTCCAAGGTGTTAATATTAACTTTGAGGATAACTCGATATACTTTGCCGGAACAGACGCTCAGATGTTGTCTGAGTACAGGACCTCTAATACTGGTAATCTTACTGAAGGTAATTTTACTATATCTTATAATTTTATTATGGCACTTCGCAAAATTATAGATGCTGAAAGTGATGTTAGGTTTAGTATTAAAGACGGTAAGATAAAAGCCTTAATTAATACTACTACCCTTCATGGAAATCTATTAATTGGAGAGGAGTACCCGCAGTATGCTCAAGCTTTCGAAAACTATACTCATGAAATTACTATAAATAAAGATATTATGTTGAGTAGTTTTGTTCCTTTCATGAATACTTTAGATGTGGAAGACCATAGTAGGCTAACTATCAGTATAAATAATAATAGGCTTATAGTAAGATCTGATTTTGCAGAGTCTGAGTATCATGGAGATATAAATTTTGATGGTGAGCTAATAGTAGATATTAATGGTAGTTACTTATTTCAAACATTAAATGCAATTATGGATGACGTTATCAATATGAAGTTTTCTGATGATGGGGGAGTACTGATATTTGATTCAGAACAATTTAGAAACCAAAAGGCCTTAATTACACCAGTAAGACGTAGATAATGAAAGAACTAGAAGCTTTACGTACTAAAGTTAAAGCCTTAGACTCCCTGGGCTTCTTAAGAGATAATGTGCCTGAGAAGGAAGTTAGGGAAGCTTGCATTGCTTATCTAAAATCTGTAGGATATAAAGTTACTAAGAAGCCTGTTCTACATAAAGTAAAGAAGCTAGATGAATTAGTAGATTTATTTTATAACTTAATGGAGTTTTACCACAATGAGGTTTGTTCTTTAGTATCTAATAGACAAAAAGATAGGGTGCTAATATCAAATTTTCTTAAAAATAGGCAAGTAGAGCTATCATGTTCATTCGACGAAAGTCTACAAGATTGTGCGAATATAATCTATGGTCTATTTATTTTTGAGGAAACTCTAGATCTTAGCTACCCAGTCAGTATAAGTATTTTTAGCGAGAACTGTAAATGGATTACCGACAGAGTTATAGCTATATTGAATGAAAATAAATATATAGAAAATGAAATTAAAGTTGAACGGATGGTTGAGGCTAATGGAGTCGACGCAGAAAAACATTCGGGATTCGATTTAGAAAAACTTAGGAGATTATATGACGAAGAAGACGGAAGAGGTGAAAAGTAAAATTTCTCCTCTGGATATTGCTAAGAAAGCCATTTCAAAGCAATTCGGTGATGTAGTTAAACCTATGAGCGACAAACCTCTAATAATAGATACTATATCTACTAGGTCTATAGGCCTAGATGCCGCTATGGGTAGAGGAGGTTTTGCTCTAGGTAGGATATATGAGGTATATGGACCAAATAGTGCAGGCAAAACTACCCTTGCAATGTCTATTATAGCAGAAGCTCAAAGTAGAGGAATGACTGCCGCATTTGTAGATGCGGAGCACGCAGCAGATCCAGATTTATTTGCCAGTATGGGGGTAGATTTAGAAAAGTTAGAGGTTATAGACCTTTTTACGGGAGAAGATAATTTATCAGTAGCAGAAACTCTTATGAAGTCTGGGGGTCTGGACTTATTAGTAGTGGATTCTGTGTCTAGTTTAATACCTAAAGTTGCTGCGGATGCTTCTTATGACGATACTACTATAGCACTATTAGCACGATTGATGAGTAAAACTTTATTAAGGTTCTCTCCAATAGCTGCCGAAACTAACACTTGTGTTATATTTATAAATCAGCTACGTATGAAGATAGGAGTTATGTTTGGTAATCCTGAAACTACTACAGGTGGAGAAGCTATGGGTTACTATACTACAGGGCGTATTAGGGTGTCGGGTGTAGGTGTTAAAGCTAATAGGATAGTAGACGAGAAGGGTAACTTGATAGGACATACTACTATATTCGATGTAGTTAAAAATAAATTAGCTCCACCAGCAATTAAGACCAAGGTAGATTTAATCTATGGTAAAGGTTACGATATTATATCAGAGATCATAACGATTGCTACTGATATAGGGGTACTAGAAAAAGCAGGAAGTTGGTTTAAGTATAGCGGTGAGAATATTGGGCAAGGCGAGAGGGGCGTGCGCAAGTTTTTTGATGAAAATCCAGATGTATTTTTAGTAATAAAGAAAGAGATTACTGATATGCTGGGCCTAACCGCGTATTACGAAGCTCAAAAGGCCAGAGACCTTAGGATAGCTAATGAGTAATAAATTAATCTTTACAGAAGTGTTTCAAGTTTTTAAATCTAAGGGATACACTTTACTATCTTCAGAATATGTAAATGCTCGTACTAAATTAAAGTGCGTATGTCCAAAAGGGCATACGCATTATATATCTTTAGACGCTTTACGTAGCGGTATTGGTTGTGCGCATTGCTCAAAAAAGGCAAAGCCTACTTTAGATTACATACGTAAATCTTTTGAGGAAGTAGGGTTTAATCTACTTAGTACAGCTTATGTTAACAGTACAAGTAAGTTAAGTTACAAATGTGCTGAAGGACATACCCATGCCATTACTTGGCAAGCTTTTAAAAAAGGAGTCAGGTGCCCTTATTGTTCAGGCCATATCAAGAAAACGTACTCTGAAGTCATCCAAATAGTTTCTGAGGCCGGTTATGGATTAAGGTCTAAAGAGTATAACAGTAACAAAGACATACTAGATTTTATTTGTGATAAAGGACACAGATGTAGTATGCGCTTTAGTAGTTTTTTGAGTGGTTATCGGTGTAATATTTGTCGTGAATTAAACTTACATGCACACCCACCAGCGTATAAGGGAGGTGTATCCAATAAAAACCTGCCTTTATACGCTACCTATAGTTCTAGATTATCGCAGTATCACCCAGTAGTTAAGGTAACTTCTAAGGAGGGCTTAGATTTATTAGGTACGTACTGCACTTACTGTGGTAGATTATATGTACCTAAAGCTAGTGAAGTTTATGCTAGGCTTCATAGCATACACGGAAAAGTTACTGCTGATAATAATTTATACTGTTCTAAAGGATGTAAACAAGCTTGTCCCACCTTTGGCCAGCATCTGTATCCGAAAGACTTTAAGCTTGCTACGTCTAGAGAAGTACAGCCTCAATTAAGAAAACTCGTCTTGAAAAGAGACAAGTACCAGTGTCAGAAATGTAAAGCTGTAGACGTAGAACTACACTGTCATCATATAGACCCAGTTATTGATAACCCAATAGAGTCAGCTGATATAGATAATTGTATCACGTTGTGTAAAAAGTGTCACAAACAGGTACATAGATTACCTAATTGTGGTTATAACGAACTTAGGTGTAAATAATGTCGAAAATAGCAGACGATGTGTATATAAAAATTAAACAACTATTTCCTTACGATGTTGTATTATCAGAGTACTATGTGTATTATAAAGGTACACGTTTATTTTTTGACTTTTTTATAAAAAATTTAGGTATTTTAATTGAGTGTCAGGGTGAACAGCATTTTAAATTTAATAAACATTTTCATAGTAGTAAAGAAGCTTTCTATGGACAGAAGAGAAGAGATAATTTAAAGGTAGAGTATACAGAGAGAAAAAAAGAGTTGACTTTAGTATATTTTTATGATACAGTAGACAAAATAACAAATGAGCTTATCTTAAATAGGATATATGAAGCTCTCGATAAGTGAGGAATACTTATGGTATATTTAATTAATGTTAATGACAAAACACTGCATAAAGATTGTAATGACTTTGTTTGTTTAGTAGATGGAACTCGCACAGGCGACCACAAGTACTGTAACTTAAGCCAGTTATGTAGACAAGTAGGTATGAAATCTGATTGGTATCAATTCTTTAATCATGAAACTAAAGAGTACGACTTTGATTATTTTTGTCAGGGCTATTTAGTGACAGAAGAGAATAAAAAAGATGATGATGAGGTATCTTAATGGAACCAGGATTACTACTAGTAAATAAAGCACAACCTATAGAAAGTTTTGTTAGTCAAGTTTTTGAGTATGACGTTAGAACTTTAGGTCAGACTACTGGAGAATATATAGCACAATGTATAATTGCTTTATCTCAATATAACATATATTTTAAAAATAAATGTAATGAAAAACAGGTATTACTCTCTCAAAAAGAACGATTAATTGAGTCTACTCTATTTCATTTGATTACACCCGCCATAATTAAAGAGTTTAAAACTAAAAAAGACGCTAGGATGAGTTTACTATTGACAGATCCTACATTAAATGCTATACAGTTAGAGATAGAGGTTTTACAGGATGAGCTTTACTTGTTGGATGGTATGGATAAAACTATTTCAGAGTTAACAGCTTCTTTCAAAAGAGAATTAACTAGGAGAGAAAATGAATTATACCAACAACGTAAATCTAGCTAATATAAATCCAGCATCCGTAGATTTTTGTGATCCACATAATGAACGAAGCGTTTTGGCAATTATGTCAAAGAATGAAGATGCTTTCTTTTCTGTATTAGCTAAGACTAACGAGACAGATTTTTTAGCACCAGAGTCTAAAGCCTTTTACGCTATGCTAAGTTTACTACATAGATCTGGGTATAGATCTTTTGATAAGATGACCCTTTCTAAGGCCGCCTCCGACTTGTGTTGTGAAGATTTATGTACAGATGCCTTTATTGATGCTATACTAAATGTACCTTTATCTCTAGATAACTTAGAAATACATCTAAAGAAGTTAGTAGATGATAGTACTAAGTATAAGTTACACCAAAAACTTGAGGGACATGTTTCCACAGTCAAGAGTAACGCAAAATCTATAGAAGCTAAATCCAGTGACGACCTTATTAATATCGTACAGTCAGACATGCTTTCTTTATCTATAAATAGCGAAGCAATATCTGAACCTAAGCACATAGCTGATGGGCTAGATGAGTATATTTTAAGCATAGAAGATAAAAAAGTTGAGGTTATAGGTCTTTCTACAGGTTTTCCTATACTAGATAAAGTAATAGATGGGCTAATACCTGGAACTTTAATGATTGTAGCCGCACGTAAGAAGATGGGAAAATCTACTTTTTTAACTAATATAGCTGCACATGTTGCCGTTAATAATGCGTATCCCGTGCTGTATTTAGATACTGAGATGACTTTTAAGGAATGGCGAGATAGAGTACTCTCAATTATTAGCGGTGTAAAGGAACGCACTATTAAACATGGTGGATTTAAGAAAGACCCTATAGTACATCAAAAGATTAGCGATGCCGCTAAGTACTTAAAGAAAAGTAAGTTATTTCACCACTATCTTCCGGGCTATAATGTAGAGAAAATATCCGCTTTGTACAAGAAATATAAATTCAAAGAAGATATTAAGTTAGCTATTTTTGATTATATAAAGGAACCTGAAGCCTCTAGTATTGTGGAGGGTAGAAAAGAACATCAGATACTTGGAGATGTTACTACTAAACTTAAAGACCTCTCCGGTCAGTTAGATATACCGTTCCTTACAGCTGTACAGCTTAATAGGTCAGGTGATGTAGCGGACTCTGATAGAATAGCACGGTACGGAGATATAGTAGCTTTCTGGGGTTTACGTAATCTTAAAACTGCTGAAGAAGAAGGGTGGGACTTAGATTACAATGGGCATTATGGTTTAAGTATTAAAGATTCTAGACGTGGTGGTGGTACTGGAGAAGCAGGTATAGGATTCAAGTTCTATAAGACAACTCTTACTATTAAGGAAGTTGAGCAAGAGGCTCAAGTAGAACAATTCGACTACTTAGAGGATGTAAAAATTGAAGTAGGACAGGCAAATAATGACACAACATTCGCAGAAGCTGACGGCACCTTATAAGTCTTTAGATATTAATGCTCTTAAAGAAAGTGTAGATTTACATAGTCTTATATACTCTTTAGGCTTTAAGGTTACTAATGAAAATTCTAGAGAAATACGCTGTACCTGTATCGTGCATGGTGGAGATAATAAAAGTGCTTTTAGACTAAATAAAGAAAAACGTACTTGGGTATGCTTCACTCATAAGTGCCACGAAGAACACGGCTATGACCTAATAGGTCTAATTAAGGGAGTGCTTAAAGTAGACTTCATTGGAGCATTAGAGCACCTAAAAAAATTGGTAGGGGATAATGTAGTTAACGCTAGCTATATGGCGGCTAGAAAGTTCTCTAGTAGCAGAGACTCCTTTATAAAAGAGTACGCTACACCGGTAAAACCTGCGTATGTAAATGAGGACCACCTTAGATCTTATAGACCTTTAAGGTCTCAGAGCTTTATACTAGAGGACCATTTTTCTAATGAAACGTTAGATTACTTTGAAGTAGCGGGTGGGTTAACAGACAAGTTTAATATTTTACGTGATATAATTCCTATACGTGATGCTAATGGTGAACTTCAGGCCTATTCTCTCAAAGATGTAAGACGTAATCCTCCAGATTCTGATTATAAATATATTATAACAAAAGGCTTTCTAAAGGATACTGTACTCTACAACTTAAACAATGCTAAACTATACGCAGAGTCGTTCCCTATAATCGTTGTTGAGGGATTTAAATCCGTTTGGCGCTTATACGATTACGGTATATACAATGTAGTAGCGGCTATCGGTTCTTTCATAACTGAAGGACAAATGAAGTTATTAAAGACTTACGCGTTACACGGTGTTGTAGTGATGTTTGATGCGGACGAAGCAGGAAGAACAGGCGCCGATTTAGCTAAGGAATATTTAGGTAAAGAAGGTATAAAAACAACTATTGTAAAAATTGCTAGGGAAGATGTCAAAAAAGACGATGATGGCCCAGCAGAATTAACAATGGAACAAGCTTATAGGTATCTAAATGAATTTGTTAGGTGAGAATTTTGTTAAACTTGTAGGTAAAATATCTTACAAGCAAGTAGATGAGTACAATGGGTACACAAGTTGGAAATGTAAGCTTGCTGTACCTATTAGAGAAGAGTTTCAGTATATAAAAATAGATGCCTGGGGAGCTTTAGCGGACCAACTAGCTGAATTGCCTAATGGTACTTGGATAAAAGTTCAGGGGCATATAGCAGAAACCTCTTATGACTCAAAATGCAAATACTGCCAAGGAATGACCAAAGCATATTGGACTAGTGTAGGCATAGATAACTTTGTAGTTTTACAAGGAGGCTATTAGTGAAAGGATTTTACAAAGACGAAGTATTGAATAAATTAGCGGAAGAACATAACGTAGCACAGTTCGTAAGCTTTGACCCAAACCTACAAGTTAGGTACCAGAGAATTTCAGGGTATACCCCAGATACTATTAAAAACACTCCTTTAGACTACTTGACCGCATTATTTGAGGCAAGTGGAGAGCAGTCAATTAATATTAGGAGTTTTTTGCCCGACCAACCTAGAAGTAATGAGTTTATTTATGGGATTAAAGGCTTAACTTTTGCTATGAGTGAATTAGCTAGACTAGCTAGTCAGGGTTTATACACCATAGTTAATGAGACTATAGACGTAAATGACGGAGGAGTGTCGGGAGTACTGCAGAACGACATGGTAGAGTTTGCCCCCGGAGTAGTACCTAGATTTGTAGAAACTTCTACTGAGCAGGTAGCTACTTTTCCTAAAGGATTTGCTTCCGAACTACTACAAATAGTTTATGGGTTTGATCCAGGTATTGATAAGTACTCCAAGGAGACTAGACTTGAATTTAGTATTCACCCTACTCGGAGGGGTTATTCTAACCACCATACTATAGTGTGGGAGATAGAAAAAGTACCTTTTGTTAAAGTACCTCACCATTTATCTTGGCCCACAGATTTCAGTAGACTTATCGGAGATAAAGCTTATGGTTTACTAATGGCAGATACTCTAGGATTTCCTGTTCCTCGTACCACTGTGTATCCTCGTAATCCTAACCTATCTCCCTTTAGTTTTGGAGAACCTACTGGAAGCTCTAATGAGTGGGTACGTACATGTCCAAATGTACAAGTACCTGGTAAATACACTACTGCTAGAGTTTGGGAAAATCCTTATGAACTTATGGATAAAGATGACCCTACAGGTAAAGTACTGGCTTCTTGCTTAGGGCAGAACGAGGTTCCTGCCCATTACTCTGGAGCATTACTAAGCGATGGAGAGAATATTACTGTAGAAGGTGTACTAGGTTTTGGCGATAATTTTATGCAGGCTGAAGAGAGCCCTATACCCCTTCCTAGAAATATTAGAAATAGTGTACTTACTTTGTATAATAGTATAGCTAAAGTATTAGGCCCAGTCAGATTTGAGTGGGCACATGACGGAAATAAAGTTTGGATATTACAACTACACACAGGCGCTGTGACTAGCTTTGGTAGAGTCATTGTACCTGGAGAGTTTAAAGATAAGATCGATTTTAATGTTGTATCAGGTCTAGGAAGTCTTAGATCGATTATTGAAAATATAGAACCAGGATTTGGTATAGTAATTCATGGGAACGTAGGCATGTCTAGTCATATAGCGGATATGTTACGGAAAGCAAAAGTTCCCTCTATAATTAGCCAGTCTTAAATTAAACGAAGGAGTATTTACAAATGAATAAGCAAGAAGAATTGACAGAAACTTTACAGGGACTACCCACATTGGCCCTATTACCCGCAAAGCAGTTTTCTTTTACAGTATCTTCAGATAGATATATGTTCAAGATGCCAAACAAGGGAAAATTTAGTGATATAGATAGTGAGTTTTTTGCTGAGGATGACTCAGAGTTCGAAATCTACTCTGAAGGTAACGTAAACATCTCTATAGTAACTAAGCTCCTATTCGCTACACGCCAGTATCCTGATATGGAACCTAACCAATTATTTTGTCCTATAAACTTCAAGTTGGATGGAGATGACGTGGTCATGTATGGTCAGATAGTTACAATGGTTGGAGTAGAAGATGACTAAAGACTATTATAAAATTTTAGGGGTAGAGCAGTCAGCTACCCCAGAAGAGATTAAAAAAGCGTATAGAAAACTAGCGATAAAGTATCACCCAGATAAAAATAATGGTGAAGATGCTAAGTTTAAGGAGATTAATACTGCTTACGAAACATTATCTGATACACATAAGAGAAGAGCGTATGATGGTCAAGGTATGGGAGGACCTAATAGATTTGGCTTTGATGTTAATGATTTCTTTAGTCAGCACTTTGGTGGTGGACACTCTAACCGTAATAGACAAAATATTCCTAGAAAAGGCCAGGACGTACAGATTAGGGTATCTGTATCTCTTTACGAAGTTATAGCCGAGACTTCTAAAGATGTAAGCATTACTTTTCAAGATGTATGTACTAAGTGCGAGGGGACCGGTGTTGAGATAAAAGAGACTTGTCCTACTTGTAAAGGTGCGGGAGTAGTTAGTAAAGTAGCCAATTACAACGGTGTCCACATGACTACCAATGTCCCATGTGATAATTGCAGAGGACGTGGATTCTTGGCCAAGAAACATTGTACTGCCTGTACTAATGGCACGATTAATGTGTCTAGAGACTTTGACTTTACTATTCCTCCTGGGTCTAATAATGGTACTGTACTGCGTTTTCAAGGTAAAGGAGGCGCCGGAACAAATGGCGGCCCTGCAGGAGATGTTTTTGTAAAGCTAGATTTACGTATACCTAATAAACAATATATGTCAGAAGAGCAATTAGCCGCCTTAAAAGGACTATAATGAGTATATTAAGCTTAGACGTGTCAGCTTCTTGTACAGGATGGTGCTGGACAGGTAATGGTAAAGACTTTATTAAAGGTGTCATAAAGACCAATGACACAAAAAATAGGTCAGAACGTCTACTGGATTTTAGTAAACAGCTTACAGAAGTACTCCAGGAATATAAACCTAAACATATAGTACAAGAAGATACCTTCGCAGGTAAAAATATTAGCACCTTAAAAATATTAAGTGAGTTTGCGGGGGTATCAAAGTATACTTGTCAGACTGTATTAGGTATAGACCCAGTAATAGTAGCTAATACAACTGTCAAGTCTTATTTTAAAACTAAGACTAAAAAGACCTTATTCGAGTTCATGTGTGAAATACTTGAGCTTGAGGGGTTGACTTTTAAGAAAGATAATGATATAATAGATGCTCATGCTCAGTTATTATACTTTGCGGATGAAGTTTTAAAGAAATATAAATACAGATTTGATAAAGAGTATGGTTATCTTTATTGGGAGGATTACGTGTGAATAAAGTAAAATTAAGTGCCACAAGAATCAATAGCTTTTTACAATGTAAGCAGCGTTATTGGTTTTCCTATGTAGATAGGCTAGAGAAGTTACACAACCCCGTGTTTGCTTTAGGCTTAGCTTGTCATGAGACTTTAGAAAAGGCTGGACGCCTCTGGCAGGAGAAGGGTTTAAAGAAGTTTTCAGATAAACAAATCAAAGAGTTATTAAGCTACTATGACGAGATGTCAGTTAGAGAAGGTGTTGAGGACTATGAGGACCATTTAACTGGTAAAGAGATAGTTGCCTATAGGTTAAATAACTTTGCTTTAGGTAGTAAGATAGTGGGTATAGAGGATAAGTTTGGTTTTGAGGGCACCCAGACTCTCACAACTAAAGATGGGGTAGAGCTTATTGGCGCGATAGATAAAGCTATTGAGATAGACCCTAACACCCTACTTATCGTGGATTACAAAACATCTAAAACTATCCCTGATGGTGGAAAACTAAAATCAGACATACAGCTATCTATGTATGACTTAGTAGCTAGAAAGTTATACCCTCAGTATGAACGTATAATTCTTAGTTTGGACATGTTAAGAACAGGGGAAATAGTATACACTTATCGCACTGATGAAGAGATGGAAGAGTTTGAAAAGTATTTAACTGTAGTACATAAAGAGATGGCTAGTCTAAAGAAAGAAGATGCTAAACCGGCATTGAACTTTTTATGTGCTTGGTGTGATCATAGTAACGTTTGTGAGAAATATCAAGAAATGTGTAAGAAAAAAGAATTCGCTTTTCTAGATGTAAATTCTCTAACCGATGATTCGCTGATGCAAGAATGGGAAGACGTAAGAGCGTCTAAGAAAATATTAGAGATGAGAGAACATGAGATCGCTAGTGTTATTCTTGAAAAGATAAAAGTTCAAGAAAAACCCGTGGCATCTAAAGAGATGGGTAAGGAGATGGTATTACGCCAGAACGCTCGTACTACTTATAACGCACGCAAGCTTAGTAGTATAATACCCTACGAAGATTTTGTAGATATCTCTAGCGTATCCCCCACAAAATTAAAGAAATATATGGATAAGAACCCTAAAGTATCCCCTATGCTTCCTGAGATTAGTGAGACAAGTTTTACCAGTGCTTTTTTAGCCACTAAAAAATTAAAGACTAAGGAGTAAGAATTATGAAGAAAAAGATTTTGTTTTACGCAGATTCTCCCACAGTAGCTACAGGCTTCGGTACTGTAGCGAGAAATATTATAGAAAATCTCTATAAAAGTGGGAAGTATGATATAGATATTTTTGGAATTAATTTCCACGGTACTCCTCATCAGTATCCTTTCAATATCTGGCCAGCAATGGATTATCAAGCTGGAGACCCTTACGGCAGACGTAAGTTTTGCCATTTTGCGGCAAAGCATCCTTTTGATGTTATGTTTATACTACAAGATACCTTCATAGTGGATTTTTTACCTGAACTTATAGCCCACCTTAGGCAGAACCGTACTACTCCTTTCAAAATAGTGATGTACTATCCTATAGATAGCGTGCTTAAACCTTCTTGGTACAATAATATTAAAGATGTAGATAAACTGGTTGCTTACACAGACTTCGGTAAGGATGCTTACTTAGTACATGATTCAACTAAAGATATAGATGTTATATATCATGGTGTTTCTACGGATGATTACACAGTTCTACCTAAAAAAGACGCCGCTAGTTTTATAAAACAGTATTT